AAAGACGGTAACATACTAAGCATGGGTTACAATGGCATGCCTTCGGGTATGGAAAACAATTGTAAAACAACTAATGGCGGTACTAAAGCTGAAGTAATTCACGCTGAAGCGAACGCCATATGTAAACTAGCCAAGAGCACAGGGTGTTCAGAGGGTGCAACACTATATTGTACCCTCGCTCCTTGTGTTGAATGTGCAAAACTAATACTGCAAAGTGGTATTAGTCGGGTAGTATTTTCTGATGCATACAAAGACGATTCAGGAACACTACTACTAATTCAGAACATTAAAGTAGATAGGACAAAGTATGCAAGCACAACTCCAATACCTAAAGGAGAAGATAAGAAAAGCTAAAGCTCACATTGCTTGTAGTCTGCTAAAGTTAACATCTGACGCAGACCTCGAGGCTTACCTCGTGTTTACTATGGATACTATCCAGCAACACTTTACTCGTAATAGTATACGTGGAAACAAATCATACCAAGGTGAAGCCAACCTTACTCACTTGAGTACAACAATTGGCGAATATATTCTCGATGATATTAAATATTATCACGAGGATCAAGCACCTTGGGAATGGTTTAAGCTACGTGTAATGATGGGTGATCTGTTGCTGGAAGCATTCTATCAAACACACCAGATTAATATTGGTAAAAATAAAGATGATTCTTTTGTACCAATGGAAAGTCTGGATCGAGGATTAAAGAGAAGTCGCACACACTATATTGTTGTACCGGAACTATGGAATCTAATAGTGCCAGAAGGTTCTAAAGATTTGCTAGCCGGTACAACCTTTAGTAAGCCTGAAGATATTTCACAACTCATGCAACCCACAGACAGACCTATAATAAAAGGCTGGACTGAACAAAGGAGTGGTGAGTTTAACCAGTATCTTTACCGCGACTTTATTAAAAGCATGAATGTTCTGCAGCAAACTCCGTGGAAAATCAATACACAAATTCGAGATATTCTTTTACGTAATCGTGAAAAGATTATCGATCAACATAAACACCTTCCCAAAAAGTATAAGTCTAAGATCATTGAGTTCGATCTGACAATGGCACGGTCCGCACTCATCGAAGACAATACTTTTTATCAGTACACCGAAGCTGACTATCGTGGTCGGCTATACTACACAACCCCCTTCCTAAACTTTCAAAGTAATGATATTGCTCGAGGACAAATGCTATTTGCTAACGGTAAACTCATGACTGAGGAAGGCCTACGCAGATTAAAGATACACATTGCTAGCTGCTACAATCAAACTTATCATCGTGATGAGCTACCTGATTGGGTTACGGCAGACTACTTATCGTATCTTGAAGATGAAGGTTTGGATGATATATCAGTTGACAAGATGACACTGGTAGATCGTGAGGCATGGACTGATAACAATATAGATATGCTAATGTCAATCGCAGCTGAGGAACGGATTGAACTAGCAGCTGAAAAACCTATTACACTTCTCGCTTGTGTATTAGAAATATACAATGCCATTAATAGCGGGGGTGAATACTATACTTACTTACCGATCCCGGTAGATGGTAGCAACAACGGGTGGCAACACCTATGTGCTATGTCTAAAGACAAAGAAGCTGGTGAACTTGTAGGAGTAGTTCCGCAGGAGATCCAGAAAGACTTCTATGTACAGTGTGCTAAGAATCTTATTACAAGATTACCGGAGTGGTTCGACGAGCGCCAGATGCCCATGAAACATATACGTAAGGGTATCGCTAAGCGTGGATCAATGACCCGAGCATACAGTGCAGGTGCATCTAAGATAGCTGAGAACATGTATCTTGATTGTCACGTTGAAGGTTACTTAGATAGGTATAATATTACTGAAGAAGATTGTCGACTGCTTGCTAAGCATCTTGTTAAGTCAATTGATGAGGTATGCGCAGGTCCACTACAGACTATGAAGTTTTTACAAAAGATAGCTGAAGCTGAGATTGCTTCGGACTACGCTAAAGAAACCCAGCAGAAATCTATTAGATGGACTACGCCTTCCGGCTTTCCAGTTATCTATGAAGCATTTATAGATAACGAGTTTAAAGAGAAAGCAACTATCAGTTGTACTGAGCGAAAGGTTAAGCCAGTAATTCGTAAGGAAGACGGTACTGAAGAAGAAACAGATACCATTCGTATCCAACATGTAGGTAAAGAAGCTACAGACAAACCAAAGATACGTTCCTTTATGTCAGGCATCTCACCAAACTTTGTACACTCAATGGATGCTGCACACATGGCTGCAGTAATTAAAGAATGGGGCAGTGACTTCGGTGCTGTTCATGATTCATTTAGTGTACATGCGTGTGATGTTGACGACCTACTTCAAATCATTAAGGATAAGTTTGTAAGCATGTATGATTACCCTAATTACTTTGATGTAATAGAGCACATGCTGATTACTAATCCAGATAACTTTAACTATGAACAACCAGGACTTGGAAGCCTGGAGATAAGAGAGGTGCAAGACAGTGACTACTTCTTCGCGTAAAGCATCGGGTATCCTCCCGGTCAGACTGGGACTAGAACCAGATAACAAGACAGCACTAGAGGAGCTAGGGATGGACGTATCCCTAGCTGACTCTATGTCTGATAGACAACTAGACGAATACATTATTGAACAAGAATATAACCGCGTAAAAGAATACTACGCTAACAAAGGAGAAGATGGTGAACGATACGCAGCCGACTGGCGCAGAGAAGCCCTCCATAAAATCGACATTGACTAACTTTATTGCAGCACCGTTTATGATTACGGCATGGTGTTGCTTATGGATTGCTACTTTAATTACTGGTAATGCTCACTTCCTTATCGAGGTAGAACACACTGATGACTGAAGCGGACTTACCTAGTTGGTGGCAATGGTGGTTACTTATAGCAGTAACTTTGAATACTTTAATTAATACAACTGTCTTCTTTATAGGACGTAAGTTTAAAAGTAATAAGGAATCTAAATGAAAGATCAATTGATTAAAGCCGTGCGTATGCACGCAGAAGGTGAACTTGAAAGAGCTAAGACAAACATTATGGTTTATATGAACAATAGTGTAGGTATTGGTGAACACAGTGATATTGTGGAAGCTGTCCAAGAAGAACTAGATAAGATGGCGCAAGCTGATGATCGACTACAAATGATTCAAGCTTACTTTATGAAATAAAAAAATCCCCCTGAGTATACCGTAATGGTACGCTCAGGGGGTTTATTTTTTTTTTCTGTAACCTTAGGAACTACATGCTGTTAAAGATCCATCTGTGTAAGGTTCTTATCAACTTGCGACAATACTTCTCGTTTATCTTTAGCAGTTACTGCGACTGCTTGTTTGTTTCTTTGACTGAGGTTCATAGTATTCTTAAGTGTCATAAGAATTCTTTGGATCTGACGCTTAGTGAATACTGTATTGTCTACATCAATTCCCATATCAGCTAAGTCGTTTTCAAATTGAACAGCAGCTTCTTCACCTGCTATTTGAAGCTGGGCGGTGTACTGATCAATAGAAGTTCCCGGTGTCTTTGCCTTATGCTGAAGTGTCTTAGCTAAGAACTTACTTAAAACAAGATCACCTTGCTTAGTACGAGACAGTAGATATGCAAGTCCACGGTATGGTCCATCTTCATCCAGGTTTACTTTTTCATTAGGATCTGGAAGAGGAGCTGCAATTTTTTTCATGGTGTCATCAAACCATGTACCAGCTACTTCCTCTACATAACTGTGATCACGAATACCTTCGAACCAATTCTTGTTTGCTTCACGACGTACAGCAGCAAAGCTACCAAGGTCGGTAACAAACGCATCAAAGATAGGTAGGACAAATGGTTTACCCTTAGCCGCTTGGCTGATACGTTCCCAAGACTGGCCCGATCCTGTGCGAGCAATCATATTTCCATCATAAGACTGCACTGAAACCGGAATAATACGACCCAGTGTCCATCCGCCTGGCCCAAGTTCTGGGCGTTCGGCTGATCCTTCCGCACGCTCTTTATAGAATTGAACAGCAACCTTCTTACGACCACCTTCTTGATCCTTAAATTCAAAGGAGCTAGAGGTTGTAAGCTCAGGCGCCATTTGTTTACCAGCAGCATAACTACGGAAACCCATAGCATTATCGAAGTAAAGTACCTCGTTACTGGCCATTGACATAACTGCATTAGCTTTAAGCAGCCTGCCCATAGCAACAACCTTTGGGTCCATGATTTCAAAGATAGAATCAACCAGCATTGTATGGAGAAAGTCTACAGTATCATCAAGACTAATCTCACCAGCTACTGCTTCTTTCTTAATAGCATCTGCGGATGGTCCAGAGTAAACTGTAGTTTCCACATGCTGCTTAAGCGATGGAATTTCCTGGCCATAACCCATAGTCATAGGCGACTTCTTAAGGAAGTTAGCTCTATCTTTAATTGCAAGGTTAAGAATATTTGTAAAGTACGAAATCTGGTTAGCCGGATAAAGTGTACCCGCATAAGTACCAACAGTCGCCTGCATGTTTTCGCCCATAGCTTTTCGTGAATCAAGCCAATCTGTATTAGAAAAGTCTTGAGTTACGATAAGTCCTGTACGCTTGGCCATAGAAGATACACCAAGAATAGCAGCATTAGTAGCAGGTCCATGTGTTTTACCATCCATCTCAGCAGTAATTGTTGTTGAGAACTGCGCACCATCTTTACGAGCAGCATCATAGTTAGCCACTTCAATAAACAGGTTTGCAAACATTGGACCTTCGTCACCGTGCTTAGCTAGCTCGGCTTTCAGGTTTGCATCTAGTGGATCATTACTAAAGCGCTTTACAATATCTTGTTTGATACCACGAACAGCATCAGGTGATTGAGCTTTACGAATAGCTTCAACTGCCTGCTTAGCACCATTAATATCAAAGTTATCACGTGCCTGCTTAAGTTGATTACCCCAAGCTACAAACTGATTCCACTGATCATTACCTATTGTCCGGTCAAATGTAGCCAGGCGTTCCTGAGTTGATAACTCCGTACCCTTAAATACTTTACCGTCTTTTTCAGCGGACAAAAGCAAGCCAGAAATAATCTCTTTCCAAGCAGCTTCAACTTCACCACCAGTATTTGGCTTCCACTTATAAACATTTCCACCTCCTACAATAAACCTTAGGAACTTATGTGCCGCTGGATTATAAAGTGTTTGCTGCACATGAGTACGACCAGTGAGTGCTTGCATTGAAAACGTAAGATGGTTAACCTCGTTTGAGTATTCAGCCGCAGCTCCAGCAATATTCAAAAACTTTTCACGGTTTGCCTGCAAAATCTTTTGTGGATTATAAGCTTGAGCTTCTCTAATGGCCGCCTCACGCGCATCAGGAAACGGAATACGCATAGCAGCATCCATCATGCGTTGCTTTTCACCTTCAAGTTCATTCAACTTATCTAATCCGATACCATACATTCCAGCATAGGTTTGGTTATCTGGGTTGTTAGTATTGATTAGACCCAGCACTCCAAACATAAACGCTAGACGCTCACGCCCCGCATCATTTACATATGGAACACTGTGATAGTTCACCATTGATTCTTGAACTAGCGACCAATCTTTAAGGTCACCAACTTTTGTAGTAACCGGACGAACCCTCATGCGGCCTTCAAACACAGGCTGAGCAGTCTCTGATACACCCTTAAGCGGTTTAACTTCAGGCTGCGCCATCAAACCTTTAAAGTCCTGGTTCAATCTATCCAATTCAATAGCACCTTCTGGTGTCATCTGATAATAGACTTGACCACCTGAATCCACTTCACGCGTATCTCGATATACCATATCAGGATTCGCACGAGCGTAAGTCTCTTTTGCAAGATCACCCAGGAAAATAAATGTTTCGGGTGAAATCTCGTCAATGTTTTGTAAATAATCATCAGTAGGTCTACCTTCGTTTACTGCACGCTGGCGCTTGTAAGCCATAAAGATTTCACGGCCAAGCCCCTGGTTACCTGTAGCTTTAGTAAATCGCTGACCACCCTGTTGTCCAGGTACATAATCACCTGGCATACCGGTTTCTTCATCAATCTTACCAGCCATTTCAGTGGCAGCATCCATCTGTTGGTGCATCCATGCCTCAGTTGTAAGCGACATAACCCGCCCAAAGTCTGGATCAATTGACATACGACCGGTTTCTTCATCGTATTTACCGGCATCAAGCATTCGCGGATCATACAGTAAAGACTGAACGCCCACATTAATAGTAGAGCCACGCAATGCAGGAGCTACTGGTACCTTGATATTACCCTCGGGATCTGTCGCAGAGAACGCAGCTTCAGGGAAGCCAGCTTGTAATGTCTCTAGCTTCTTAGCGGTCATCTTAGAACCACCAACTTCCTCTGCCATAACAGCGGTAGTATTATCAGCACGCACCAGTGCGCTTTCCAAGGGCTGCGTATTTTGTACAGCACTTGGTGCAAGTGTAGTTCGCTTTAGTTTTTCTGTGTAAGCAGGCACTCTTTCCCGCTCGCGCTGCTCAGCTACCAAATCTGGGGCCGGAGTAGGTGCCTCAGGCATATCGATAGCGGGCATCTGGGCTTCCGTGGCAACCTCTGTAATCGGTTGAGTAAGAATTGCAGGAGCAGCAACTTCCGGAGCTGTGGTGGGCTCCGGTGTTACTGCTTGTTCTGGTACCGGAGTAGCCAAAATTTCTGCAAAATCGCTAACTTTACCCTCAGTCGGCATAGTGGGCTGAGCCCCAGGTATTACACTAGGTCCTGAAAATTTAGCCATGTGCTATCCTCCTATTCGAATGCGCTAGCGATTGTTCGGTTAAGTTGATTGAATGGTCCCACAAATGGGGCCGTCTTAAGTATATCATATACACCTTTCTCCGGTCTACCTTCAATGATTTTACCTGCACCACCGTAGACACGAGCCACGTTTGAAAGTGCAGCAGCCTCACCAGAGACCGTATTAAAGAACCACTCAGCTGCATTATCAGATGATGATTCATAAATAGGATAGATAAAGTTAAGAACGCGCTCACCAGTACCTAGCAATCCAGACGAACCAACAGCACGCTGAAGCTTTTCCATATCATCAAGATAAGGAGATGGCTCACCATACTTAAGTAGGTCTTTCAAATACTGAGATACAAATCCAAGCAAAAGCATTGTTGTCATAACAGCAAACACATTATACTTCATAGCTGGAGTACCACGCGCAACATACTCGCCCCACATCTTCGGTATTTGATTAGCAGTAAATGTAGAGATGAAACCCTGGAACTGCGTAAACAAAGCAAGATGCTGGTTCTGATAGAACAATGGACGGTTAGCAACACCTGGAAGTGCAATAGCCATATTAACAAAGTTAAACTCTGCCTCAAGCATCATAGCATCGAAGGCTGCAGTTTGTTCTGGTGACCAAGGCCCTGGCTGATATACCATAGCAAGCATATCATCTACATTAATACCGAGATTACGGAGATGCTCTTCAGATTCCTGCACTGCGTTAGTCTTCGGCTCACCGCTAACTCTTTGATCCTGAATCGTACTAAGGTGATTCATAATAAAGTCGTTAGCAATCGATGCCCGAATGCTACGCGTGTAGTCAGTCCACTGTTGCAATCCAATAATCTTAAAGTATTTATCTAGCAGATGACGTGATGCATGTGTATTTTCTGTAGCACCAGTAGTCTGTGCTGCACCAACATCCCAATCAAAGAAGCCAAGGCGTTTAATGTTTTCTTGCCTAGACTCTTTACCTACCTGTCGGTTTGTAGAGTTATAGCGAGGATCTGTTATAGTTCCCCATAATGCTTGCGCCATTTCTTTTGAAGCGTTACCAATAGTCTTGAAGACCATATCTTTTGGTAGTCCTACGGTTGTAATAGCTAGCTCAACAAACGATGAGATAGTAGCAAGAGGTAGACCAGCAATTGTAGTCCAGATACCAAGGTTCTTTTGAATGTTAGCAAGAGTACGGTTTTGCATACGCTTATAGTTACCCGACTCTGCATCTAGGTAGTCTTGCATTTGTGCTGCAACTTTATTTACTTCTGCTGCAGGTACACCTTCTTCTAGCGCCTGATTTAACAGCTCATTTACTTTTGCATTATTATCACCAAGAAACTCTTGATATGTAATATAACGAGATGCCGACTTAGCAGCATTAGATATATTAGTAAACGCATCTGACTCCATGAATTGTTTAAACTCAGGGTTTTCAGATAGATTAAGAGTACGACTGCGGTGTGCAGCAGGTATAAACCTACCTTGACCTACATTAAATGTGTCTTGTTCTCCCACCAATGTTTCTTGATTAAGAATATTATCAGTAAGTGTTTCAGCATCAGTACGACTATAATTATAATTGTCCATTAGCTTTTGTATAAAACCATTACGATCTTTTTCAATAGCTACTTTATTAAAAGACTTATACTTAAATAAGTAGTTCTTTATATAGCCAAGAGGTGCAGGCTTATTATTCTTTTGAGCAGCAGCTACCTGATCATTATATAGTTTATCACTAAGCTTCATAGTTTGTTGATAGTATTGAGCGAGCCAGTTACGGTGCCGTCTAATATCTTCTGGAAGATTATCCCAGTCTATGCCTGCACTAGATTGATTACCTAGCCATGAACCAAACTTATTAATAATGCTTGACAGCTCAGGCTGACTAATGGTTTTAAACCCAGCAGCTTGAGCAAACTCAGCTGGTGAGCTAACCATATTTCGGTATTCAGTTAGCAAATGTTTCTTACGGTTTTCAAAGTTTGAACCTGAAAATGTGCGCTGTAGATTACCACCAAAAGTATCAGCTAATATTCGCATAGCTCTTGAGCGATCTTGCAAACTTTCGTTAAAGATAAAACGTGTAGCGCCTCGCCATAAGCTAGGCACAGCCTGCCAAGTATCTTTTACTCTATCAAATACTGACCGCTCTAAATCACGGCGGTTAGCTGCGTCAACCTTTTCTTGGAAGCTTGCACCCTGATTTCCCCGTGCCGTTACAGCTGTGCCTGCATCATCATTCAACTCCTGAATAGATTTAACTCTACCGAATTGCCGAACCTCTTCTTCAGCGCGTTGACCACGCTTAGATAAGCGCTTAGCTTCAGCAGGTGCTTGACGCACGGCAACATCGGCCCAGGCGCCGGCATCATATGCAATACCAGGAATAGAGAAGCCCGCACCTAAAGTACCACCAGCAATAGTAGCATTTAGTAGTCGGCTTTCAAGTTCAACTGCATCAAACTCTTTATCACTGCCAAGTGTAGCAGCCATATAACCAGTTAGTTCTTGACCGGCTTCTGTTACAGCTTCGCCTGCCATACCTTTACTGGATGATGCAAGAAAGCTACGTAGTACATTACGCGATTTAAGTTGGCGCTTAGCAACTTCAGATGCTGCGCCAGCAAGGCTAGCCACTTCAAGTCGTGTAGCATTTGCTAGCATGTTCTTAGCAACAGTATCAGTAACACCATCACGTGCTACGATTGCAGCAACAGCGGCATCTCTGGTTTCTTTCTTAAGAATGCTTGCACCCTTCATAATACCAAACAAACCGAGTCTATCAAGAGCGGCTTGCGTAACACCAGCAGCAATAGCTAGTCCAGCATTACGGTCTTCACCTTCCATCTCATTCCAGGTTTGTCCTGTATACATAGCGGCGGGTGACAGCATTGACACACCACCGGTAACCGGAGCAAGTACCGTACCAGCAATTGTGTTTGCCATATATGGTAATGACACCGCAGCATTGTTACCGAGGTATTGAAAGAATTCACCAACACTGTCGATATCCCATTCATTACCTGTAACATTACCATCTTTGTCTACAATAGGCTTTAGTGCACTTAGTTTTAGCTCAGGCTTAGATGCCAGAAAAGCACGCTGACGTGCTACTCCGGCTTCACCTAATTCTTCTGCCCAGTTCCAGCCAGTGGTTTCACCAACCATTTCTGCAACACCGTACATACTTTCAATAACACCAGTCAAACCTACATCAAAGCTTTCGCTTAGTGGATTAACCGCTTTATTTTCTAGCGTACGATCTAGGCTACGTACCTGTACACCAGCATCAATAAACTTATTAGCCTCAGCCATTCGGCGAGCATACATTGCTGCAGTTTCACCCGGCTGCTGAGGTGCATTTAATCTTGCTAGTGCTCGTTCGTTTAGTGCAGTCTGCTTGAACTCTTGCTCATACCGCATTTCATCGGTAGTAGCTTGCTCAATAGCTTGACCTGCTTTTTCCCAGTCATTAAGAGGTTGATCAAGTTTACTAGCACGCTCAGCCATTCCCAGCTTAGCTGTAATAACTTCGTTGTTTGTACTGTACGCACCAACCTCATTAATACCGTGCCTAGTTAGTTGTTCTGTAAAGTCACGACCAACTTTGTCTTTAATCCGTACCATCTGACGAGTCCCAGTGGCATCCATCATAGGAGTGCCATCTGGGTTCGTAAGATACTGTACATTATTAAAGCCAAACTTATTAGCCAAGGCCATGATTTCTTCAGTAGCTGCCATACCACCGGCGGTTCCAGGGTCAAGTCCTGTAGCCGTTACGTGTGCAAGCTCAGCTGCTTCTAAGCCTTGGATACGGAGTAGGTTACCCTCATCATTCCTTAGTGTATCCGCGTCAGCAAAGGTGTGTCCTCCACTACCTGCTAGGTCGGTACTTACTTGGAACAATGCGTCAAAGTCACCCATAGCAATCTCCTATTCAGTTGGTAAGTTTAGTTGCTCTTTAGCATACGCATAAAAGGCTGTCTCGCCAGGTAGCGCACGCTTCTGATACTGCTGTACAATGTCAGGGGTTTCAGATACCTTTTTATTCCATATCTCAGCCGCCTTAGTCCAGAACATATTAACAGCATCACGGTTTGCACCGTCGCTAATCTTACCTGTTCCACCAGCCCGCTTCAAGAATTGCAGGCTAAGCTCCTCAACTTTTACAGCATCCATTGGTACTTCTGCACCATCTTTTGTTGTAGTCGTAAAGAGATTACCAACACCGGTATCTTGGCGTAGCTTTAGCTGATTTAGATATGGCAACAATGATTCAGGCTTAACTTCATTTTCACCGCCAGCTTGCTGAACTGCCATACGATATGCTTGTTCAACATACGTATTCATTGATGCAACATCAAGGCCATTTTTAGCAGCCCATTCTGCAGCTTCCATTGCAGCATTCGTTGGTGTAATGTTAGTCTTTTGGGTACGAGCCCGACCTGCTTTTGAATCACCAGGAACTACATCACCAATTGAGGTTGATAGTTCTTTGATTGAATCTCTAAGCAGCGGTACCTCAACACGAATACGATCGTTGAATTCGTCAGTACCCTTATGCCTTGAAGCTTCCTGAGTCCATGAAGCAGGGATGGCTGTCTTACCACCGTCTGCAGACCAGATATGCCCATCACCAACCTTAAACTTCTCGGCTTGAATGCGCTTACCACTTGGACTATACCACATTTCTTTTGTACCGGTCGGGTTAATAGCTGGTCCAAGCTTCATAAGTACACTAGCATCCTTAGTCTTCTTATATTCTTGAATAGACTTAGGTGTATACTTACCATCATTGATTAGCTTTTTAACTTGTGCGCTATGCTCAGCAGCCTTAGCATCTACTCGTGTAAGGTATTGCTTTGCTGCCCAGTTAAGCGAACCACCGTGTGAGCCGCCCATAAGCCGTGAACCTGCATACAAAATAGCCATACGCTTTAGCTCACCCTTATCAAACAAGTCACCAAAGATGCCTTGTAAGAATGATTCGGCTTGCTCAGTTTTTTCTTGACCCTCAGCACCTGCTTTAACAACAGCCTTTGAAGCATCCGCCGTGGTTGTACCATCAGCAGATCCATCATTGATACTTTCAATATCTTTAGTGATTGCTGTAAGCACTTCACTTTTCTTAGTAGCGTTTTCAGATGTCGTAGTTCCGTCGCCTTGCTCTCCAATATCGGTATCAGTGTCAATATTCTGACGCTGCTTCCAAGTATCAAAGTCTGGAAAGTCAGTAACTCCAGATGCTTCAGCAATACGCTTAGCCTCTTCATAGTCAGCGGTCAAGGTTTTACGTGCAGCTGTTGCTTCTTCTAATCGTTTTGCTTCAGCGGCAGCTGCTTCATCAGCTTCTACCTTAGTAACCTGAGTCGTTTGACCCCTGTTTTGTGCAATAGCAGTAGCTGTATCAGAAGATACTTGCCCTGTTTCTGCTACTTCTTTTGTAGCTTTTTCTTGCAAGGTTACGGCATCAGCAGCTAATTGATCAACCGTCTTTTCATACGGCTTTACAATTTTACTCGGGTCAGCATCTGCTGTTTCAAGTAGCCCGGCTTGTTGCTGTGTAAAAGTATCTTGCACACCAGCGGGCGCCGGGTGACCATAAGAGTTTAATAGCCTACCGTATTTATCAACAGTATAAACGATATTAGAACTAGGATCAAGATAAGTTGTTCCCTCTGCGGGAAGCTGAGACTTTTGCTCCGGCTTAGGAGGTGCTGCTGTATCAGGAACACGATTACCTTTACCAGTATCTAAAAACTCACCTGATCCGCGGGAGCCGCTAGGTAAATTGCTAGTTGGCATTGGCACAGCATCAGCAGTACCCTCACCTGTAAGAGGAGACTCTTGATTATTAAGATTCGCGGCAACCAAACCTGTTGCAGGATCTTTTGCCAAAGAGCCATCTGCTTTAATCCGATACCACTTTCCACCTTCTTTTTGATAGTTATCTGTTTTACCAAACTTATTAATACTGCGTACCTCGGGGGTAACAACAGGGGCTGGTACATCAGGTACTTTAGGTATTGGAGGAGTAGAGGCTGTAAGCATAGCTGCTTCATTTGCAGCAGCATCCTCAGCAATAGCTGAATCCCTACGCATCTTTTGCATCATCTGAATTTCTTCAGCATGACGAGCGGCATCATAGTTAGTTCCGCCTTCTTCAAGAACTTCATCGCCAACATACATACCAGTATTCGCGGTTGCTTGTTGTGCAAGTTTCTTTAGTGCATCAAACTGCGCAGCATAGTTATCATCTTCAACTACGCCACCAGGCGCTTTATATTGTGCCTGTGCAGCAGCTAGCATATCCGCAATGGTACTAGTAACAGGCATTTCTTGGCCAGTCATTGCTGTCATTACAGGAGTGCGACTAGTCTCAGGGACTGCAGGCTTAGGTATGGGCATTGATTGAGAAGCCGGTACATCATCAGCCGTAGCTGCTTGTGCTTCAGTTGTCCCAAACATTCCAAGAATACTCGCAAGCATTGTAGGCTCTTCATCTGCTTTATAATTCATAGCATAATCTACACGCCTATCAAGATGCGCTTTATCAGGATTAGCTTTTTCATATCCTTCTAAAAAGATTTTAGCTGCATCAGCTGGTGACTTAGCTGCATTCATTGCAGTACGCACATCACCAAATGCTTCAGAGTTATTCATTTCAGCAAGCATAAAGTCTAGCTGTACTTCAGGATCTCGCCAACTTTTTTCCTGCTTAGCAGCAAAGTCTACAAGATTAAGTGGGTCCGTATCAAAGCGACCGCCCTTTTCCCATTGAGCAAGTCCTCTACCTTTACCGGTTTTACCGCTATCTAGTTTTTGTTTTGCATCAGGATCAAGCTTTGATTCAGCGTAAAAGTTACCCATAATTCCACGAGCAGCTGTATCAGTAAAGCCACGGTCCTTAAGCATTTTATAAAGCTGGTCAGCTTCTAGCGCAGGAATGTCTGGCATCTTTGGTTTAGGTTTTGGCAAACTAACTGGTCCGCCATCAGCAGAGTACTCAGGAATAGTTCCACCCTGCGCAGCCTGCATAGCACGACCCTTATCATTCATTGCTTCAATCTGCGGTTCAAACATACGCACAGCTTCTGCGTTCATTACAAACTCACCTGGCGTAAGCCAAGCTGGTACAGTATCAGTCCCTTTTGGTGAGCCAGGATGCTCTGGAATCATTGACATTTCCGGTACGGAGGTATCAAATTCAATAGAGAACATATTACCATAGCGGTCCTTTTGTTCAAACTTTTTGAGTTTCATCACTTGCCTCCACTTGATTCGTTACCGGACGGTTCATCGTATTCATCTTCCATGCCGTAGATAGTTGTTCCTGCTTGTGAGCCTCTGCCTTCTGAAACTCCCGTAGAACTTGTTTGATATGAACCACCTTGCCCATCACTTACGGTAAAGCCTGACATGCTGCCCTGGCCGTCGTTTTCTCCGGCCCTTAAGGATAATTCTTGATTAGCCCTAAGCTGCGTAGCCGGATTGTTACTAAGCAAACTAATATTTTCGCCAGGTCTTGTACTATCACTAATCGATACAACAGTGCCAGTAGGGGTTTCAATAGTTCCGGATTCATTACGAACCCCAAACTGTCCCCCTTCTAGCGCAACAATATCTCCAGTTTGCGTACCAAACTTACCGCTAATGTTACTTGGTGCTGGTCTATCGCCAGTAAACCCTAGCTGTGTAGCAGTAATCGGTGTGCCCTCTACTCGATCAATGTCATCATCTGACAAACCAGTATAATCACCCGCTGCTATTTGGGTATTCATATTAATAAGATCTGCAACCGTTCCCATTGGTGCGCCTTCACCGCGCATACGGGCGGCTCGTGCACCTGCAATGTTTAGGGTTGGATCAAGATCCATTTGTTTGTATACTGAGTTATCATAGCTACCTAATGCAGAACTAATAACGCCTTCTCCAGCGTCTCTTAGTTTACTGTAGCCACCACCAATGGTGCTCATTGCAGCCGACGGACTAGCATAAGATGCAACAGCTCGACCTGTAATTGGATCATATGCGCGACCTTCGGGGCCAAACACATTACCCTGTGCATCATAAGTGCCATAGCTACCATAAGTATACTCATCATTTATACCCATAGCGTTTGACAAAAAGCTACCGCCTGGAATTGCAGCAAGTGCTAATCCTAGCGGGTTTTGTGTGCCTCGAGTATAACCTAGTCCCTGGGCTTGTGGAATTCTAGAGCTTGCATAATCAAATCCACCATTATCATCACCGCCTGCTTGTTGCATTGCTGCAACTACGGGGTCTGCACCAGACGGTGGGGGTGTAGTTGTTGGCGGAACACCCGGAGCAGCTGGTGGAGAACCCACTGGCGGATATTCGCCAGGTGGTAAATCTCTAAACCCAACACCTTGCTGTTGCTGACCGTTAACTATTGCGCCTTGTTGTGCAAAGGGGTCTTGGTTAAATGCAAGAGTTTGTGTAGTTTGTACACCAGTTGTGGCTCCTACCGCGCCCGCAGTTTGTTGTTGACCCGCTTGGCCTGGTACACCAGCACCAACGGTTGCTACAGCAGGTGTAGTTGTACCTAGTGTTTGTGGACTAGCTGATGCAGTCGCAGGAGCAAACTGAGAAGGGCCGTAACGTGTGCCATACTTAGGTTGTAGGCTGTACGTTGATTGATATGGAACTGTAGCCATAACTATACCCCCTTGTTAGATAGCGGTCCACCATAATTAATTTCAATTTCTTCAGCGATTTTACCGCCGGATTTTTTATACTTAACTGCGGAAATGTTTGCCATAGAAAGCGGACCATTTACATATCCGCCTTTATTAAACAAACCACCAAGCAAGTTTTCTAGCATTGGCATAGCGGCTTCATAAGCAACTTCAGTAGCTATGCCACCAGTAGGATCACCCATTGCGGCACCAGCGGCACCAACTGTTTTCTTACCAGCCTTTTTAAGTAATTCTTCCTCGCCTTTTTGCATAGCCTTTTTCATTGCACTTTGTTTTGCAAGCTCCATAAAGGAGGGCTGCTGCATCATTTGTGGTGCGGGTGCTCGATATAGTGGGCCCTGCATTGGTTGTTCAGTGCCCATAGGCTTAGCTAGCTGAATCATTACTTACCTCCACCACCAGATGTTTTAGTTTGTTGTGGTGCACTACCAAGATAACCAAAGTACCTCTGAGCACTGGTATGTGGTGCATCAAGTCTTTGCTGTTCATATTGTTGCAATGCCGAACCGGCCTCACCTAGTGCTTGTGCGCCAGCTGCCGCTTCTTGTTGTCTGCGTTGCTGATAAGCCAAGGCTCTATCCGCTAAAGCACCCTGCATGGCCTTCTGGGCACGCGCAGAGCCGAGTTGACCACCGTAGGCTGCCTGACCTAGACTAGAACCCATAACATTCCTCAGCTGGCGTTCTTGAGCTGCAGCTGTGTCGTACATTCCAGTACCAGCCATAGCTTGTTGAGCCAGCTTAGACTGCGCATCAATTGCTTGGCGTTGGCGCGGATCTAGTTTTGCTACAATAGCCTCAGGGCCTTTACCAACTTCAGTTTCATAACGAGTTGTTACATCACCTAGTACACGCTTTAAATAAGGTTTAAATTCAGGATCAATACCTGATGTTGTGGTTTGTCCACCACCGCCGCCACTACTCATAGCCTTCTCCTATTAAATTATTCATAATTAATTTTCCCGTGTGCTGAGTAGTATATCTCGGCACCATACTTTAAGTTGAGCAGCTTTACATATTTTTCTGAATGCTCCTCAGCTCGGATTGAATCTGCCCGCCATTTTAATCCACCATGTGATTTAGTATGCTGAATCATGGCATCAAATAGTTTAGTAACAGTGAAGGGAGTTGCCGCATCTTTATCTACAATGCAATCTTTTACATCCATAGTATAATAATTATTATAATAACTTTTAAAAGTTGATGCAATTAAAAAGCCAATTAGCTTATTATCTTTATACTCACCAACCGCTAAATAATGTGGGCTGCCTTCTTTTTGTTTTGCTACAATATTTAAAAAGAAAGAAATCCATACGGCTTCGTTTCTCTCGTATCCACCGTATGTGTTTTCTTTAGTTGATTTATCCATAAGCTGAATAGCTTCGAATACATCATTGTCCTCAATGTATTTTATCATTATGCTTGCACCTTAGCTTGTAAATCTGCAAAGTTAGTTGACTCTTTAATGTCTTTAATTAACTTTAGGTTTTGTTGTTCAAGATCATTTAGTAGCTTAACCATTTCAAGCAAAGTAAAATCTAAAGCGGGTTCATCGCTGATTGGCGGGTTTTGAACTGCCATTACTTAATACCCCCTTTCATAATACCTAATTGCATACCTGAAATATTCCAAGCACGTGTATTGTTACCAGTATAGCTGCTGCTTGTATCAGCTGCCGCATCATCAACTCGATAGTTTAAGAAGCGACCAGTAATACGTACGTCAGTTTTATATGAGCTAGCTACAATAAAATCATTTACAGTTAGCTTATTTGCTTTTGAACCCGATTGTGTATTGTCTTCAGGTGTTGTTAAATAAGCAAGCTCGCCTGGATTATTAGTTGATCTAGCCCTAAGCTGTAACGTAGCACGCTGCGGTTCACCACCAACAGTCGTGATAGTACCTCCATCAGCCCACAAAGCAATACTACTTAGCGTCTCAGTATCAAAGTTTGGTGTAATTGATAGCTGCTCTCTTTCGGCATATGATACATAAGGTGTACCACCAAAATCAAAACCTAGATCGGCTGACCTAATACGATTAAACAATGTGCCAGATGTGTATCCACTTTCTGCAAAGATGGGAAACAATTTATTAGGGTTAGTTTGACTGCTTGACCAAGGTCTTACAATATCAAACGTAGTACTAATAGATGTGCCTGTAGTGCTTTGAGTAGGATTAGTTGTTGCTACAGTATTACCTTCAGCCACAGCCACAAGGTTTGTGGTTGTTGGGGCAACACTAGCTGCTACAACTTGTGTATCTGGACTAAACGCAGTTACATAGTTAGCTGTTGAACTAAACTGGCTAGGACTAATATCAATGGTTGTAGGTGCAGATGTACTATCTGGTGTTACAATCAGTGCGTTATTAGTACTAATTTCAGCAAGTGCTGCAAGCAATGCGCTTTGCAATGTTGAAACTGTGCCGTTAGGTTTAGCCAACTCAGTAGCGTTTTGTGTTTTATCAGGATCATAGTAAGCATTGAGATAGTCAGTAGCATTAGTGTGACTAGTGTCACCATACGTACTATCATTCGCCGCTGGTGTAAAGTTGGGGTCAAGAAGTCTACCTGGCCCTTCACCATAATGCCTGTCAAAGATTACACTACTACCACTTGTTGTATTAATAGTAATCGTAACTCGAGTCATTTTAGCATAAATAGGGTTAACACCTTCTGTAACTACAACATTACCACCTGTTGAATTAGTAATCAAAGGAGATACTAGTGTGCCGGTTCTTGAATCACCTGGCGTTACTGTATAAGTAAACGACCCCGTTACATTTTTTCGATCGGCACTAGTAAACGTAAGCACTTCATTAGAACGACTTACCGTAAAATAGGTCGTATCTGTCCATGCAGCTTCAATAGCTGTAGCAATTTCTGTAGCTGTTATTTCTTCTACATTAGTAGGTGAACTTCCAGAGTCGGGATCGAATGCTGTTGTACTATCAAAGTTTATTGTTACAGGATTTCCTTCAGGTGGCGTAATAGTAATACGATCTGTTGTACTATGCGCTGCTCGACCTGCTCTTGTTTGAGCACCTGTAAATGTGCTGTTACTAAATCCAGCAGGTAAGCTACCTGTGCTAGCAACTGTAACCGTAAAATTATTGTTTACAATTCCGACTGCTGCAGCTGTAGCTGTAACAAGGCCTGTACCTGTAGTTGTAGACCACCCGCTGTTAGCATTTATAAGCCCACTAACAGCTGTTACAACTGTAGCCCTAGTCTGAGTGCCACTAAGTGTTGTAGTGCTTGTAGAGGCGTCTGGAAACGTTACTGTGAGTACTGGTTGTGGAATACTATTGTTAACCCCTGTAGTAACTACACTTACTGAAGAAGTAAGGTTGCCACCAAAGGTTGTTTCACTATAACCCGTACCTTGATAATCAGTTGCAAAAGCAATTGTTAAAGCACTATGATTTCCACCATTAACTGAAGTAAACCTTACATTGTTCCCATTAGCCGCAACGCTATAGATAGCAGAAGAACTACCACTAAAGACGCTAAGAGCAGATAGTTTAGACACAATATCGTCTCTAATCGCCGTTTGACCTGTGAGATTCTTTGTAAGAGTAATTGTCTCGTTGATTGCACCTTGTACTCCGCTTACGGCTGGTGCCGTGATAGTCATTGAAATAGCAGGACTAAGTGCCGCTGTAATACCGTATACACCTACGCCTGTAGTTGTGGAGTTAGGTGAAATATTAGTTGTTGAACCACTACCAGACACTGCAAAAGTAGATGTACTAAATGCACGAGGTCCGGGAACGTCAGAAGTAAGTGTAAGAACATTAGTAGAAGCTGTTGCAGTAAAGTCTGCTAAAGCATTGTTTGCATTAATATAATCACGAATAGCTGCAACAAACTGCGTCATAGTAATTGTAGCACCATCGGCATAATCAGTACCTAAAATAGCGCTTGCTGGGAAACTAACATTACCAATACTACTATCACCATTAATAATCGCACTAGCTCCACCATCAAGGTGTGTAGTTTTATTGCGATCATAAGTAAAAGTAGTTGATGAAGGATATGTTAATGTACTTACTGCGTTAACAGTGTTAGGTCCAGTATCACCGGTAACTGTAAGGTCTACAACCTCAAGCACATCAGTAGTAAAGCTACTAAATGTACCAACAGCAACTGTCTTAATAGCCTTAGTACCTACGGTTTTCTTAGGTGTTTTACCATTGATAGTAACTGCTTGAGTCTCTCGTTTACCGCGGTTAGTATAGCCTGCATTGCCGCTATTACCAGTAGCTGCAATAGTCGCAGTTGGAATGCCGCCTCCTTTAATAGGTCCCACATCACCTGCAGCAACCGCATCAAGGTCTCTAATAGTCCACGTATTGTCTCTATAATTCCAGATAAGAGCTTCATCACATTCTCCCCCAGTTGAGTTAAGTGTTGGATAGCAGATCCACACTTCTTCTTCCTGGTGGTTTTGTAATGTAAATAGCTGCCGTTCATGAATTGGATTTAAGTTATTGTAAAAGTATTGGGTTACTCTTTTACCAGACAAAGATTGAATATTACCAGGATTACCTGCAAATGTATAGATGTCGTTAGCCCCAACTACAAAATGCTTACCATCATATTCAACAACGGCGCCAGTAGTAAGACAACCATATTCATCTGTGTTTGGTGCAAATGAAACTGGGGCAGAAATGTTACCAGTCAAACGCATAACGTGTATACTATCTGTACTATAGATATACATATTACCCTGTAGCGATTTCATTTCTTGAATAACATTTGTTTCAGACAGTGTAAATTCATCTGCTGTGCTTACACCTGCGGCAAATGGGTTCCAGTTATTTGGAACAGCTCCAGGCACGGCAACATCAGACGTGCGTACAACACCTGACAACCTTCTAATAATTTTAGCATTATTAGTTGAATCAACCTCTGTAAGATCGCCTGCTACCAGTAGATCACCAAACGATTGTACAATACCCGCTCTTACGTCTACCGGGTTTCTTGATTCAATTGTTACTTTTACTTCGTCGTTTACAGCTAGCCCACCAATTACAATAACTGTAGTGTTAGTAGATGTATCCGTGTAAATTTGAAAGTGATTGCCCGTTACAGTAGGAGTAGTTCCTGGTAAGTTTCCTGGAACAAAGTTAGTACCATTTACTGTACCTGAACCAGCAGGACTACCTGCTTGTGCATTTTTAGTATTAGTACCTGTTACAAGAATTTGATTAGAGGTAAAATCTACTTTTTGACCAAGATCAAATACAGTACTATTGCCAGCAACATACACATCGTTATATACTTGCTGCTCAACTTTGTAGCTATCCCACCCGGGTAGCTCTGCTAAAACAATATTATTAATATCTGTATTACCAGGAGTATCAAGTATGTAATGTGGTTTATCAATACCATTATTTAAAATAAATGCAAAGCCGCCACTAAACAAAGTATGCTGCCAACCATATGTTGTAAAAGCAAATCCATTTGTCATACTAGCAGGTGTAATATCTTTCTTTACACCAGAGTGATCCTGAATATAAACCTTTTGACCAACCGTAATACCTGCACGTATATAGTCTACAACCCAAATATAGTAGCAACCATGTGGTGACTTATTAGGGTTTTCCCATACTGCAAAGTAGCGGACCTGTCCAAACTCTTCATTAGCTGGTACAAGATCCTCTACAATATTATTAAGCAATAGCTCGCCTGTAATCTTACGAACAGCACCATCCTTAAACCTTACATTACGTACATTTGTAAATACATTAGGTGCTAAGGCAACTGGAGGAGTATCAATAACCACCCCTTGTGATGCAATATCAACAACAGAAATTGTATCTTCTGCCATGTTACTCCTCCGTTATTTTTTCGTTAAGAACACTCTTTCTGGCCAGTAAGCGGGTCGATAAAGCAAGCTTCAACCGTTCCCTCTTCCTCCGCCACTTCCTGAGTTTCGCTAGATACCGTCTCTTTTTCTTCCACGGTTTCTTCAATTGTGTTAAGGATTCCGAATCGTTTACCAGATAAACGGAACGTCGTGCATCCCTTCGCCCCGCCTTTCCAGGCATCAACGTAAACTTTCTTGAAGTCTTCATATGAGACATCGTCTCCCACATTACAAGTCTTTGAACAAGCAGAATCTACGTAATGCTGAGCAAGAAGCAATACAGCCAGATGATCCTGCACGGAAATATCGTTTGCTGTTTTACCTTCTACACCACGGGCATATGCATAATCCTCCACACGCTCTACTTTAGGTCCTTCAAAAGTTTGGATTGTCCTATCATAATAGTGGCTAAACACGGGTTCAATGCCGCCTGAGACATTATCTGCCACGAGACTGATGGTCCCTGTGGGGGCAATGCTTGTAAGATGCGAGTTACGAATACCATGTTCTCGTATCTCCTTTTTAACAGATGCGGGCAAGCCACGAATAAAGTTTGATTTAAGGTAGTCTTCACGGTACATTGGGAACGCACCCTTTTCAGCAGCTAGCCGTGCAGATGCTCTATAGCAATTGTCACGCAAGCAAGCGAATACCTTTTCTGCCCACACGAGAAACTCTTGTGAGGCATAAGGCATGCCGAGCATTTCTCCGGCATTAGCCAAACCAGTGACGCCAAGTCCCATTCTGCGCTTGTTCTTTGCTTCATCGGACTGCTGCTTAAGCGGATAGATTGTTCGATCAATAATATTATCCTGTGCTCTTACTACATCTGGGATGTCTTTCTTAAACTGTGTAAAGTCAAACTCGCCATCAACAACATACTTAGTTAGATTAAACGAACCCAACAAGCATGCACCATATGCAGGAAGCGGTTGCTCACCACATGGATTAGTTGCACGAATCTCTTCACAATAAAATAGATTGTTTAGTTCTGTAATGCGATCAATAAACAACACACCAGGCTCAGCCCAATCCCAAGTGCTAAGCATAATTTTGTCCCAAAGTTCTTTGGCGGATACTGTTTTGTGGTGGATTCCATCGTAGCACAGTTCAAAAGAATCATCGCTATCATTGGCCAGGGCCTCCATAAATTTATCAGTAATACCTACGCTAATATTAAAACCAGTAAGCTTATCAGAATTACGTTTAGCAGTAACGAACTCCTCAATGTCCGGATGGTCCACGCGTAGTACTCCCATCTGAGCGCCTCGGCGATGGCCCGATGATGCGATGGTTTGACAAACAGCGTCGAAGATACCCATAAAAGAAACCGGTCCAGACGCTTGCGAGTCCAAAGATTTAATCCTGTCTCCACGGGGACGGATCTTGGAAAAGTCATAGCCAATTCCACCGCCTCTACGCATCGTCTCAGCAGCTTCACTTGCCTTCTCCATAATACTATTCATACTATCTTCAATATCACCACTAACAAAACAGTTGTAGGCAGTAGTAATACGATTAGATCCAATGGCAGATTGTACTCTACCGGCTGGCAGAAACCTCATGTTACCTAGAATATCCTCAAGACTATACCGATGTTCTTGACCATCACATAGTGCACGAGCAATTCTTTTAATTTTATCAGTAAAGGTTTCCCCTTCCTGCCTATACTTCATCTCATCAATCTCTTCAGACAAAGTCATAGATGGTCCAGAATATTCGATATTGTGCATTTTTTATTTCCTCTATAAGTTAAGTATACCTTCCTCTTATAGGGGACATTTAATTCAAATTGCTACATTTCGCATTCTTTTTACAAGACGCTCAGCACGGTTAGTTACTTGTCTATACCAGCGACTATTAACCATTTGGTTTGCAGCCTCTTGCCAATTGCTTATTGCCACAGCTGCAAGGAAGTTTTTAAACTTACTTAGCCGTGGTCGGCCCATATTAAACATCATATTAGCAATAATTAGTTGGACTTCTTCGGGCAATACTTCGAAACTGGGGAGGAGCTTCTTGCATTCTTCGAGCACCACGTCGACGTCGCGAGCAAAGCATTCGTTGACTCTATCTTCTGAGACAGCTGTTCCGACCGGCTGTCCATGCTCCGGATCAGACTCCAAAACAAGATGACCAATACCAAAAGTAGGCAGGCCAAGATGATCCAAATAGATTTCATACTTAACGCCTTCGTCAACCTTAAGCTCCTCTCTAAGCTGATCTATATTCATTTTGTTTTACCCTTAACCTTTTCGAATGTGCGCAAGCCACCAAGCCCTAGCATTCCCATAAGTACTGTCATAAGAGTTTCCATTTCAAATGCAGGTAGTTCTGGGATATAGACATCAAACCAACTAACAAAGAAAAGAGTTACTGGTAGTCCTACAAAATGCCAAAACAATGCGATACCACATGTCCATCCAATAAACGGACGCCATCCTGCAACAAAAATATTGCGGCTAGCTGCCTCAGCTTTATTAATTTCTAATTGTCCTTTAGCTAGCTCGTGAGCATGTCGCTCAGACATTGTAGCAAGCTCATGAGCAATCTTTGCTTTCTCATCAGCATCAGGTATAAACTTATCTAGTAGACTTGTTACTGGCCCAATAAGTGCTTGAATCATGTTAACTCTCCTCGTGCTGCAGCACACTTTCCTTGTACGGGATAATGAAACGGTATATTTTCTATAATGTCTTTACCCATTTCAATTGTTCTTTCTTTGCATTGTTCAATATGTATATAAGGGCCTAAGGTATCTTGTGCCATAAAACAATTCATAGTTCCTGTAATACAAACTAATACCCATGCCTCAAACATGTTATCCTCCGCTTGCTATTTTTTGTAGGTACATTATCCACCAGATGATGCCTCCACCACCTCCACCAATAATTACAATGGATAATATAATAGTTAGGATAAGGTCTTTCTTTCTTGCTTCTTCTTCAAGTGCTTTCTTTATTTCAGCACGTTCATTAGCAATTTCAGCTTGAAGTCTTTCCCATTGTCCTGGCTTTCCATATAGCTGAAAAATAGACCTTAGCTCTTTACGCATATCTTCTAGTTTTTCTTTACGAAAATGCTTTTCAATAGCTGAGTCTTCTGCTAAAGAAAACTTAGATTTCTTTTTTCTGGCTGCACCAAATTGAAGTTCTGCTTCTCCTTGAGCATAACGAGCAACAGCATTGCTCATGGAAGAAAGGTCACGGCCCATCTCTATACCTTTTTTAATTGCTGAATGCCCTGCAGATAAGGCGGCGAAAGCTGACACTGGGTCGATCATTCTAGTATACCCTCACATTTTCTGTGTTAATGTATTTTGGAATACAATAGGCTGTCACTCGATCCTTTGCATTTACATAGTCGTTATATTTATAATTACCGTATTGTTTAGAAACCTGACTGGCAAAGTAGAGGCAATCGTTAATATTATAAAAGTACATATCTCCGCTAGTTAGTTTTCTTGTTTCCCCTGTCCCCAGATATACCAGTAGGAGAAACACGTGCGTCATAGTTTAGTTATTAGCATAACGGCTACAGCTATTACTGATGCTGTTGATAGCATAAGCATAGCCTCTAGCCGCCACATCCTTTTGTCTAGTGACTCTAATTTACTGTTCACCATTTCATATCTGATAGCACACTCTTTCTCATGTGCATCTAGTTCCATCTGGACTTTAAGTTCTGGTTCTAGTGACATCTTCATTACCCAGCGATTTCCATAGCGATAGAAACTGCGGTAGCAGTGTCAGAATGTCGTAAACCACTACTGGATCCAGATTGTTTAGCAATCTGCCATTTGTAAGTTACAGCAGATGTTGTTGAAGGAGAGTCTAAGTATTGATTAGCCCAATTTATTGCAGAATAATCTGAATTACTATCTTTGTATCCGTGTCGAGTGCTAGTTACAATAACTGTAGAATCTCTAAGAAGTCTAATGCTTGCATCTCCAACATTAGATATTAATCCACCAGCAGTGTGCATTAATAGAATCTTACTATTGGATGACGATGGCGTAATTGTAACAGCAGCAGTACAATCAACAAAAGTGTTGTTTGAACTTGGTTGCGCTACAGTTGTTCCAGTAGCTTGTTTGACTTGCAGTACAGTACCACTAGGCAAACCAGCAGATGTAACTGCGGTAAGAGACTGATTGTTTAGTTTTGTTAATGCCATATCTGTCTCCTATCCTAATAAAGTATAAGAACCAAAAGTATACATTTGAGTTCCTGTAGCTGCAAATAAGCTTATTGTATTAACTAATTGAAAATGTAACTTATGCCCTGCTGTAGTAACTTTTGTTACAAAAGAAAAATGTCCGGCTCGATTGTCTTCCCAACCTCTAAACACTCTTACATTATTATTGTAAAAATCAACATCAATTTGTGAAGTTCCAGAATCAGCAAGCGTTCCAAATTGCATTAAATATAAACCAGCCACAGGACAAGTAAATTTGTATGTGGTGGTATCATAATGATTACCATCGTTTACTACGGCGTTATTAAATGGAATAATTCCAGCTGATTTAGACACATAGCCACTGCCGTTAAAGCTTACTTGGGCGTAAGGAATAACTGACTTGCTAATAATTCCACCACTATCAATCGTCATAGCCGCAGTTCCACCGCTGCTCTGGATAGAGTCTACTTTAAGTATTCCTGTCATTGTATCCTCCTATCGCAGCCTGTGACCGCAGATGTAAGTGCGGGTGTAGGGACTAGTTTCATTAACTGTGGTTGTTCCTCCGCTAGAGACATCGACGCTAAGGCTCACATCGAGGTAGTCAGAGGCTGTCGTCAAGTCGACGACTGCGCTACCTGAATACACAGCCTCAGTGTGAGGTGTACCCGAACCCGCTGATGATCTCATGCAACCGAAGTTTTGGGTCACCTTTGTGCCGTTTACTCGAAAGAACAATTGACTGCCTTCGACGTTGTTTGTGCTGTTCGTGTAAAGGCTAACATGAACCCACCAATAGCCTTTGGTGTTCGCATCAACGGTTAGGCGATAATTGCTAGTGTCCCAAAGACTGTCTGGGTCTTCCAACCTGTTGTTGAACTGAATAACAGTCTCAGTGTTGTCAGAAATGCTGCCTTGATCGCTACTCAAATTAGCCATGAAAAACGGCATTTTAGGCTGGGTAATAATACCAGTAGAGCCAACTGTAATTGCATCAGTGCCGTTGGTGTGTTGGAGGGTTTCTACTCCAAGTATTGAAGCCATTATTTCCTCCTATCCTATTAAGTGACCACTAAAAACTGTGCTAGATGATATATTCCAATTACTGTCATTATCTGAATATATAGTAGCTCTAAGAGTATCATTCGCATCACACTTAAAAATATCTGAACCAGTTAAGTTGTCGTAGTTTGCGGCTGGCGAACCAGAAATCATGTAAGTTTCGCTACTGCCATTGCTGTTATTGTTTCGCTTAATTCTAGCTACAACATAGCTATTACCTATACTATCAATTCTTACAACAAGGTTTACCTGATAAAGCCCAGCAACAGGGACAGTAATTATACCAGAGGAAAGCGCTACTCTTCCTTGTAAAAAACAATTTTCAGAGTCTGACTTGTTAAAAGCAATAGTAACGTCCGAATCCATTGTTGATTCAGTTTGAGCGCTAGCTAAGCTTACTCTCCAAGCTGGTTTGTTTGGTTGTAAAACATTCCCAGTGCTATCAATAGTAAGTGCATCTGTTCCACCAGTTTTACTAGCAATTTCATCTACATATAGTTTACTCATATCACACCACCGTAAATGTGCCGTTAACAGTTAACGTAGCTGCAAGCGTAAATGGTCCTGCTACAAGAGCATTCTCACCGCTAGCAATCGTTGTATTATCTGTAAGGCTGTTAGGGTTAACCCGAATATTCGCTACGCCACCACGGCTAATAGTGCTACTGAGCTTTTCTGTAGTAACAGAGTTATTTGCTGGTACTGTATGATTACCTACTTCTCCTAACGCAAGAATATAATCAATGCTATCTGAAGAAGATAAGTTAGAAGCGAACACAATATTGCTACCACTGACACTATAAGCGTCATTAGGTGCTTGTGTTACACCGTTAAGTGACACAATCAAAGACTCTGCGTTAGCTGGTTTAAATGCTGCACCATTATAGGTAAGCGCATAAGTTGCTGTCGCAGACGCTGTGAGTGCGCCTAGTTTTTTAAAGTCCCCTGCGAGGGGTTGTTTGCCTACATATGGCATTTATTATTCCTCCTCTGCTGGGGCTATTGTTAGTTCGCCAGCGTCTACCTGACGCATGATCTCTGCGTAGTGGCGGTTGGCTGGATTCATGGGAACGGAAGTGTTGTAGCTATCAATGACAGCTAATATTGTATTAGGTTCGCCTGTAATTGGGGCAATGTATTTAGCCGATGTAATGTTCATTTCATTCATAATTATAACTCCGCATCCAATACGATATACCCAGAACTTGTTCCACTTGCGCTTCCAGTTTTCCGCATAAAGCCAGATTGTCCTGTACTACCTTCACCACATTCAATGTAAACTTCGCCAATGTCAGTGGTTTGGTTGCCTATACCAAACGTATCGCTACCGCTTACTTGACCTACTGAACCAGCAATATAAACGGAGAACTCTGTTTTGTTATAAATTGTAGCCGATGGCGCAGTTCTCATTTCTATCGGATATGAAAACGAACCATATGCGTATCCATTAGACCACTTTGATAAGTTACATAGGCTTTTTTCGCCGTTAATCTTTTGTGAGTTAAAGACATATGTGTACCTCTGACACCTTATCAACTCATTGCCAAACGACCGATGCTCAAACGGCGTTTCTTGTTCGCCAACCTCAAGCTGAACTCCGGTTACAAAAAATGTGGCGTTAGCAGTGTCAAAAAGGTTAATGTTTGCATCGGGAGATTGTGCGCTACTTGAATATGCAGCCCAAGCATCAAAAGTTGAGCCTGATGTATATGCACCGCCAAATTCTTTTAATAGATAAACTGTAAGTCCATTCCCATTATTATTGTCGATGGTCACATTGCTGTTGCCCGGAAACGTAGCTGTAATTTTTTTCCATGTATTTGCTGCAAGGGTGTATTGAGTATTGATGACTTGTCCAGTTCCATCGTGAGTTTGAAGACCACACATATAAGTACCAGCTACGCTTGCTTTAGCAAAAAATGAAAGAGTTATACTGCTGCTTGCACTCGTATAATCCCAGCCGGAGTTACGAATATCTTGTGCTTCTATCTTGTAAAGAACACCAAAGAACCCCCCACTGGCACTTGAGGCTGAAGTAACTTCATGTTTGTAACTATTACTAAAACCCTTATTGGCTGGAACAGATGTGTCTTGAGATTGAGTAATAGTTGCATCGCCGTAAGTATTCAAGAAACGGTCAACTGTTCTGTTACTTGTAGTGGCTGACCCACCCCGCTGCGCTACCTGCATTGCACCATTGATAATCAGGTTCCTGTTGCCATGAATAGCAGTATCTTCAAGGCTATCCGATCTTATTTTACTTAATGCCATTATAGCCTCCTATTAGTAAGGGCTTGCACCAAGTAGTGATGTATCCCAAGCTGCTTTTAGCTCTGTAATTGTTGACGCACTATCAATAGCTGAAGCTGCAGGTGCATCACGAAGTGCGTTCTTAGCTGTAGCAATAGCTGTTGTGCTTGCGCTAGTCTCAAGCGCTTTCATAAGCTCTACGTCTTTAGCCTCTAGCAGTGGCTTACGTACTTCTCTTATTTTATTTTTAAATATAGCTTTAGCGCTATCCATATCTTCCGAGATTACAGTTCCGTCAAGAACCCAAGCACCACGGAAGTTACGGTCTGCAGGGACGGTTACGCTACCAGCTAGTGCTGATTGTCCGTTTGCATCTACAATATATGTATCTACCATTTATTTCTCCTATGCGGCGATTAGATCTTGATCGATCTTCCATGCGTTTCGCCATTCTCTAGTTTGAGGTAATTGTTCTTTTTTACAGATAACCATCTTAAGGCGGTTACCTTCATTATATGTTTTCCACACCGCTTGTGGGCAGTCTTTAAGTATAAGATACTCAATGGCCTCTTCTTCAGTCATAGCATCAATAGGCTGTGTCTCATGTAGTAAATAGCCACGGGTATGCTTAGTAAAGTCAGGCTGTGCCTCATCTTTTGCTAGTTCGTGGTATACTTCTACGGGAGGTAAGATGCCGCCCTGTAGCGCACAAGCCATCCAGTTAGGGTCAGGGACCAGTATCTTTGCACATTCATCAATGCTGTCCTCATAGACAACCCGATAGTCAGACTGATGACCTTCTAGGTTTTCCTTTGCCCAACATAGTCTGTCGAATAGGTGTGTGCCTTGAAACTCTGGTGTCTGCATTATGCTAGGTCTCCAAACTCTTGGATATAAAAGTACAAAGAGTCGCCGCTAGAACCGTTTTCACCTGAAACACCAGACCAGTATCCGTTTCTTTGTTGTATAGAACCTGCTGCCTGTACAAAATTAGTGTTGTTAGTCTGCGAAAACTGGTTGTCTTGAGATATGTTTGTGTGGGCGTGTGAATAATTTGCATCATCAAAAGATGAAGTAAAACTCGTCGTGTAATTACCTGTTCCGTTATCAACAACGCCACTTACATTGAAGCTGTCACGAACAGCTATTGTTCCTGTACCGTTTAGGTTTAACCAAACCTTCGCACTACCATTCACCACGAACTTTGTATCAAGTGACCCAGCGGTGCTGTGTTCTAGCGTATCTGCTTTTATTTTTCCATTTGCCATTATGCTAGGTCTCCGTGCGCTACTGCCGTTTTATGGGTAATGTCAAAATATGTTCCAGCATCGTTTCGGCTATCAACTCTAACACTACTTACTGTTGGTCCTACGTAGCAGCAATTAACTTGATTTTCTTGATGGCTAGTTGTCACCGCATATTCAACTGTTGCAAAAGCTGACGTATAATTGACAGTGTGCGCTCCTGTCCCATTGTCAGTAAGACTAGCCGTATTGAACGAATCTCTAATTGCAATAGTTCCCTGACCATTAAACGCACACCATACCTTTGCTAACCCCTGTTGCAGATTAGTAGTCGTGCTATTACCTTCACCTGTTACAAGGATAGACCCAGCAGTGCCTACGCCAGTAAGCTTATCTGTTTTTATCTCACTCATGCTAGGTCTCCGTGAATTGCAATAAGATTCACATTTGAATCTTTGTCTACACCAGCATCACTAACTACAGAAAATGCACCACTGGAAGTAGTAAGAGCAGTTCCTGCCGCCGCAGTTCTACCCTGATTAGCACACATCATCATCTGGTCAGATGACATTCCACCAGCCGCATAATGACCAGCCGCTGACATATTGTTTGACCAATTTAGGGTAGTAAGTCCTACGCCATCATCGACGCCTGACGAAACATTGAGTGAGTCAAAAATGCTAATATTAGAAGAATATTTTTGTACAGA